GACGAACCAGAACCGCGGGTGAACCATTGGTTAAATAGGAATAACCATGCGGTCTGTACGTCCAATCCGTACTGTTGTTCCGCTAACTCGCAGAGAATCTCGTAGCTGAGCGCACCGAAGAGGGCCAAATCAACCCCGCTTTCTAAAACGCGAGATATGAATCCGATTCTACCGTCCATTCGGCTAAAGTCAAGCAATAAAGCAAAACAAGCAACGCGACAAATGGCGGTAACAGCAGCGGCGATCTCAGCTGGTGTACGAGACGACCCATACCAGTTGAAAGTCTTCAGGTATTTCGTCAAAGCGTACATATAACGAGCATAATTGCGACGAGAGTGGGCAGAAAAATTCGTGATGTTCCGCGGGTCAGCCGGGTCTTTCGCGGCCTCCTTCTTTACGAAACAGGTAGGACGCTTCATGGGATTATCTGCCGAAATGGGGGCAGAATAATCGTCCGAACACGCCGCGGCACGTTGGCCTGCGGAGCATTGGTTAGCGTCAACCTCTTCTAACGACACCGGGATCAAGGGCCACATTCCTTTCTTAACACAATCAGCTTTCAAACATCTTATGAAATCGCGGATCATCTTAACCATATTGCGGTTCATCTTAGCCTCTGATGATTCCGCCGATGGGATTAAGACACGCGTCTCAATAGACACTTTATCGTTGTTGTAACAAGGGGTAGCCATAAAAACCGGGAGCATAATTGGGAGGGCCACGGTGGAGCCAGCTAGCTTGGCCTGGTGATCATACAAATCCCACCCGACACGTTGATAGTTGATAGGTCGGGCGCTTTCCGTCAAAATAGAACGGCAAGCAAAAGGCATTATGAAGGCACCAGGACCAGCACGTGAGGCGTACCAATCGTGAATTATGATCTTAGATTCTGGGGGCAGTTTGCAGTTGGAAAGCCAGCTCGCAACGACACCGGGATTCCAAGAGTTAGTATTTCTGGTAGCAGCACACACCTTGAAGGTGGCGTCCAACCATAACGGTACTCGGGCACAACCATATTCGAGATTGATGGTTGAAGTCGGCAACCCGCCATACCCATTGGCGAAACTATTCGCCGGGGCTTGGGCTAGGATACCTACCGAAACGTACGGTTCTTTGTTGGAGCCGCGAACTTCTATGCGTCCATAAGTTGTAGGTCGGCCGTCTTTGAAGACAGTATGACTAACAGGAATGAAACGCTTAAGGCCGTGCTGACCGGTGACATCTGTAGCAATCGTTGCGAGGAGCAGGCTAGCCAATACGCCGAGCCGCTCCCTAATAACACAGACAACGATGCTTCTATGAGTTGACACCCTAATACGCTCAACGTCGTAAACGCAGGTGCCCGTGGGAGGCACCAGTACCTTCCTAAGGGACAGAAGGCAGGGGCGAACAACACTTCGTGCATCAGTGCACCAAAATACCAAGTAGCAAACGGAAACACAAGCATAAACACAAACATACGTGAATACCGGGGAGCGAGTACCAATGCGACATAAAGTAGCCAAGGTAACACTAACAATATTATAAACGATTGCTGCGATAAGAGCCCAGGCGGTTCCGGCCAGAGCAATACGCTTAGGCTCAGAAGGGGACACCACCAGTATGTCAGTATCCCAGTTCCACAAGAACTCGGAATACGCTCCTCCGCCACCTCGTTCCACAGGTCCTGAATAAAATCGGCCATTGGAGTCAAAAGCGTGTGTGCCTTTTGAGTCGCTACATGCCAAATCGGAAGGGGACCAGACGTAAGCTGCGAAAGAATTGTACTGGGTAGACTCAACAATCTCTGCGGGTCGAAGATAATTGATAACATCGCCAAAATACGCGAGGTGGTTTGGTGGGCAAACCTCCTGACTTGGTGGCGTGTCAATGTCAGTACTCCAAAAATATCCGTCCCTGCTATGACAGTCTGCCAGGTCATTCTTGCGTGCTTGAACGCTGAAGACGCCTTCATGGCCAGACTGAATTGCCAGAAGTTGAACGGTAGCATAGACGTTAGCGCGTTGAGCGGCATTGTCTCGGTGGGGGTGATTGTCGGAAGCAGCCCCATCGACCAATTCAATATTTCTGGCAGCAGTTCTAGTGCGACATTTAGGAGGCACAGAGCTGCGAAGCAGATGAATAATGTTTGAAACATAGTATCTCAGAGAGAGGACCAAAGTCACTACAATTAGAAAGACTAGAAAAATAATCGATATTTCAAGCATTCGGTCGCGAAAACGAATACCTGAACCGTGGATAAGACGGGGATTTACCTGCGTCGCC